CATAAAAATACGAAGGTGATAACCCACCGCCCCCCACAGGAGCAGGGGCCGGATGAGCCATCTTTCTTATATACCGTCTTCCCGGTCGAGGAAACCATCTCATGTGAGCAAACTAATCGCCATAAAGCCGACTAATTCGCTGTAAACCATGGTCAAGCAAAAACCTCAATTAGACTGTGCACTAGGCACTCGTTTATATTACGCGGCGTCCTACCGCGTGAAGTACGGGGCTCCTTGAAAACGGAAGAAAGTAAAATCCTCCGCAGTCGCAGACTCCTCGTCCAAATATCCAGCACTATTCGATCCAATGAGATCAAATGCCACTGTATAGTTCCTGAGGTAAGCAGGAACAAAAGAACCGTTATCCGGTCCTACACCATCATCCGCAAAAGCGAAATTAAACAGATTGGTTGAGTAATAAGGCATCTCGAACTCAATCCCTCCATTCGAATAGGGTACATACGTCACCGTACCAGTAACGGCAGCGTTAGACCCTGTAGTATAAGAATTAGAGAGAGTATCCGAAGATTCCTCTACGTTTAGCGTAACTTTAACCTGCGTAAGGGCACTAAGTCCAAAGTCTCCTCTAAGGAAAATTCTTTTCTTCATGCCTCCTCGCATTCCCATGAACGCATAGCGCAAATACTCAAACAACGAAGTGGTAGGCGTAACAAGTCCCCCATACGTCGGTATAACCCGAGGCAAAATAGGGAATTGCGCAACCAGTGTCTTAACACCGGTCGCATCCGCCGACACCGCCTGTGATCGTGTCGTGGCATATCTCTTCAAAAGGGCTCGAAAAGATACTGGTCTCTCTCCGAAGTGTTCCAGAGAAATCTTTTCATCACTGGCAGAAGATTTATTTAAGACTTGCGTCTCAATCTCCGCCATGGTTACTCGTGATTCCGCTAGCACACGCTCATCGGGAAAGTATGCATCTGTCAAATAATTGACTTTGAGATCTGGAGAAGAAATGTATACATTTACTTCAACAGAATCTCCATCGGGGGACTGCAACGCTGTAAGCGGAGTCACCCCGAAATAGCCATTCGTCTGCGTTACATAATTGGTAACACCCGCAGTAGCGTTCATGGCATTGTTTAGAAATCCACTCGAGACAATAACTCGCTGCCAGGCCCTCGGAGAGGCCCATTCAATATCGAATTCTATCTCCTGAACTTCTTGTAGGTCCATAATTAGCAAATATTGCTTATTGGTGGCAATCGTAGGGTTTATAATCGTCATCTGCGAAGTATTAGGTTCGTAGAATATAGCGAGTTTTCCCCTGTGGTAAGCCGAAGCTACCACTTCCAACCTTATCCTGATCGTACCCCTCCAAGAATTGAAAGGAAACGCAGCAAATGCCAGAGCAGTTGGCTGATAGTAATCAGTACCGCTGTAGGCAACATGAGTACACAGTGTAGGAGACACTTGTGCATAAAAGATTGGATTCGACAATATCGAGTCTGAAGATGCCCACGTAAAAGTAGACAAATATGACTCATTCGCCGCCATATGGCCAATAACCATTTCATCATACGGCACTCCCCCGTAACGGGGGTCTACCGTTAATTCCTGCTTCGGGTCCAACACCACGCGATGTGTCGTATCCTGCCCTATCGTCAACGCACCATTCTGAAACGGATTGTTTTTGACAAAGACAGGCTGAGAAATCACCGCTGGCTTAGACCAACCAAAAATTGCAGATATCTTGTTTACACCAGACAGTGCAATAGACGAAGCTAGGGCAAATGGCTGGAGAAGGGGCACAGACTCAAGTGCTTGTGACACTTGTAAAGCAGCTGAGGATAAACGCTCAACTGGTCCCTTTTCCCGCTCGTCCACCTTGGACTCCGTAGTGATACCAACTTGCGTGGCAGTGGTTGCACCCAATTCCACATCTTCCATCCATCCATACAAATATGCTTTTAAAGCAGCAGTGTCGGTGGAAGTAATCTGCGGAGGGTTCAAGACCACCACATACAAATCACCCGCTTCTTCCAAATCATCATAAGATGTAAGATCAGAAATCGCGGCTGCCGATGTATTAAACAAACGATGCATTGGCTTAACCGATATAAATGGACAGCTAATGTCTACAGGCTGATTAGCCTTGACATCAACTACCACAGCTCCTGGAGCCTGCGAAAGGTAATTCAAGAGCATCGGGCGGAAAGTTGTACTAACCGCATAATTCGCCAACAACGCTTGTAACGTGGTATTCTTCAAAGGGTATGGCTGGTACGATAAAAGCACACGACCGTAATGAAACGGAGAGCCAGAAATGGCAAACCGTACTTTCATATCACCACGGAGGTACGCATAATTTCGAAGTTTCGCTCGGACAGTAGGATTCAATGTAAATAGATCCCACACTGCATAGTTAGACACCGAATAGGAACCAAGAGAAAAACTCATGGTAGCAAGAGGTATTGGACGTTGGAAAATATTCTCCACGCCCAAATGATACCCTTGACCCTGGTCAGTGTTAGCAGTGTCGCCCGAGTCGACCGTCTTTGATTCGTTTCCAGCCAAATCAACAAGATTCTCTAGCTCCGTTACGACAGAGCCAGAGACAGAACCTGACGCTATGTCTGATTCAGTCCTGAACTGTTCACGCAAGACCGATTCCTCATTCAAGGACTCGATCATACGCAGTGTGACATCAATGTCACGCAGCTTGGACAAAGCTTGGACTCGCTTTCGATAAGCAGGCCCAACATCAAGAAAAGATTTCATATAATGAGCTTTCCTCAACTGTCGCAAGCTTCGGCTATCCACATTTGGGACACCAGTGAGAGATTGTTCCGTTAACGCGTCTCTCTGCGCTTGTAGTTCATTCATTAAGTCTTGTAGATTAGCATGCACTTTGTTCGTCAGTGTACGTGCCTGCATGGACACGTCACCCAAGTCAGAAGGATGTTTGCCTTTAAATTTCAGGAGGCGCTTCACATCCAAAAGGGCTAAATAACCCTCCTCCTCTAACTGAGACTGCGCCTTTGGGGCCCGGTTCTGACACCAGGTCATAAGTCGTAATCACGTCTCAGTGCATTGTTACTTCTCCCTCCGCACAATGATGTTGACAACTGAAAAGACAGTCATCAAGGGGATAAAGGGATGTTTAACGTCCTCCCGGACGGGGGACCTTCTACTGGAAAAATCCAATAGACGTTCCAATTTCAGTCCAGACGGGCAAAACCGCCTGTACTTCAACTCTTTCCATTCCATATAGATCTACCAACAAATCGATGAGGCGCCCACGCGTCTCACTATGTTCCTTTTCTACGGTGTGGAAAAACCATTCCCATAGGAACGATGTGCAGGTATCTAACATCTGCTTTTCCACCGTTACCACACGGGAGGGCAGCATCCACTGTAAGGACTTCCCTAAGGATTCCTTAAACAGTGGACACACCCAGTGCCCCAAGTCTTCTCTGTAAACAAAGTTACGCTTCAAAAAGCTTACACTCTGTATATCCTTAAAGTCTTGCATGGCAGCATCCTTAACCGCTGGGGTATAGGAAATGCCGTATCGACTCATACAGAATTCTTGGTACACCATATTATTGAAGAGACCTGCAACTGCTGGCTTTACAGCCATTAGGAGGTCATCTCCATACGTCAACACATGGACATTAGCGAAGAAGTCTAGATTACGCAACTCTGGCAACGAATGCCAACAATACATAACTAGTATAAGATTCCTCAAGCTGTTGTCCTCAGCTGTCGCATATTTGCCTGAAGGCTGAAGGGATGGCACTCTGAACAAATCCTTGTTCATGGCCACATACGGATATAGATTAGCAGTCAACAATGACTTCACAATCTGTAATGCCGCCTTGCTGTACCCGGCATGCTCTAAACAAGCATATACTACCGAGTTCGCAGCCCAACCTACTTCAAAAGGCATAGATTGATCGAAATTTGAATAATCTCCCTCCATAAGAAGAGGAGAAAATCCAGTTAGAGTAGAAACCAGATGGTCCCCTGCCGTGTGCATTTTAATACCTACAGCAGAGCCAAATAGTTCACTCTTCTCGACCATTAAAGAATAGAACGGTGAAAGAAACATTCTCGCAAGAATTACTTGCTCCATGGGAGATGCATAAAAAATACGCGTTTTCCCTACTCGATTCTTCACCTCATATCTCGCTTCATCCTTTGGATGGGCTTCAAATACATACGGAGGAACAACCCCCGTTTGCATAATCTTCATATCTTCAAGGACTTTACGAGCTAAGTCTTCGACAGGAACATCACAATCCTGCCATAACTCTGACTCTATCTTCTCAAAATAATCTCTTTTCGCGCCATGCCACCCGAATCCAGAAGCAGTGGACAGATTCATAGATCGTATAAAAGGGTCCTGTGGAGCACCATTAATAGCGCTCAACACATTTATTGGCTTCAAATTTGGTATCTCTGGTAAGACACGTTCTAAGATTTTCTTAATGACGACACTCATAACGACGGGATCCAAAGATCTCTTCGATGCACCAAGTTTCCTTAGAGCATTATTAAACGGGGAGTAATACACCCCGTCTCGAGTGAATGGTTTCATTGGAGGTGGACCAAAAATATCCCCCTCTTCATTCTCCATTTGTTCGTCAATCAAGTCTGAAACATAAGGTTTCAGCTTGGTAGCTGTCAACTTTGAATGCTTATGCATCATGGTAGGCCCTAAGACCTTCCCATAATAGTCCAATCCATGTAACACTTCGAACCTGAACGGACTCTTCATAATTGGCAATTCGGTCTCGAGTACGGGGTCAGATTCCGAACTCAATTCCACAAAAGGCGCCTTGGAAAGATAGGTATCCACCGCTCTCTCCAAATCACGCTTATTTATTGCGACTGCAACAGAGGTGGCAGTTAAACTTCCACCACCAGTGTGCAATCCAACAATAGCACTCCCGGCGTCAACTTGCGCAACAACAGGCGTTCCACATGCACCACGTTCATGAGCTTGCCACTTATATGACCAGAAATTAGTCACATTAATGGCTCCCACAATCGTATCTGAAATGGTAATACCTGTATTATATCGCCTAACGCGCGTAGGACCATCAAGGCCCACACGTCCGTCCAACGACATTTGCGTATCAACATCAAAAGCAACAAAGTGCTTAATAATGTCACGAAATTGAACACCCGACAAGGCCACTAAGACTATGTCATCAACCACCGGTTGTAACTGAGAAACATACAACTGTGTGTCTACACCCATAGCTGCTGTGCTCTTATCCATACCGTGCGGCCAAACACGTACGAGGAATTTCCCCGTGTCTGAGAGGCCAAACGCATGCCGGTTTACCAGGGCAAGATTTCCCCGGATTCCGACAATCTTCGTAGTCACACTCTGATTTCCAATAACTTCCACTTCCCTCACATTCTTTTGAATGGAGAGTTGCAGCTGCTCTGGATCTAGAGTACTAACCGAACTTCTCAAAGGAACTACTGTATTCCATACTTGGGAGCCATGTACCGGGACTCTCTTATAAGAGTATCCACATTCTAGCTCCTTTTCCTTGATTTGTAATTCCTCAAATGCAGACAAATCTCCCTCCGTTCTGGGGCGTGTTACTTTCTCCACGGCCCAGTCTCCTATCTTATACAGACAGCCTAGAGAGACAAATGCTGCAACGATCCGACCATAAAACATCACATTAGGTGACGCAATGGCATATGGATCAAAATCCTCACGATATACGAGGGCTTTCAACCAGGCAATAGCCCGGTCCCTTCGCCCCCTCAAATGCGAGGTTTTTATATTAATTAATTTGCTCGTGACATATCCACGTTCATCTGTAGCCAGATACAACGCAGCAATCAATGTAACGAGAGAAGTTGCTCTACCTCCTATAAAGATAGAAACCGACATCCAAAACAATAGTATGGACAGCCGCTTTACCACACCACGAACACCGTATTTGGCTTGTTGCCACAACAATATTTGTGTTTGTGCTACTACCAAGTCGCACGTAGTGGTAGCTACTCCTCCGATCACACCATTAGAGACACGCTGAGAAAGCTTTTCTACCCAGGTAGTTTTATACTCCCAGGCTTTCTTCACATTCCCTACGAACTCTGAAGCTGCCGCTCCTGGTAAATCGAAATAATGGGGCTTCCAATAGCCCAGAATGGTACCAGAGATTTCCTGAATGACTTCAGGTACCTCATAACCTTTCAGCACGTCGCGTTTTTCACGTATGCAATCCATGAAGGACTCACTCCTCATCTCGTCCATATAGTCCGAGATTTCATAGGAATTAGCTTTCTCCATAACTGCTTCTTCACGCTTTATATGCTCTTGCATCATCGACTGTAGAAGCGATGTCATCTCACGAATATCCATATTCTCTCCGACAGCATGTTCATCCCAACGATCAGAACCATTAGGCACTCTACGCGTTAACGTAAATAGCCAACGATCCATCACATCCGGATCATCCAGCGATTTCGCTGAATCCAACGCTGTACTTCCAGGCTTGCAATATTCCGGTTTGACCCGGACATACAAGTAATAGAACCTCCTGAAGTATGCTCCAGGATTGGAGGAAACATGTGGTATATTCATATTTGGGTTATTCGCATCAACCAAAACCATTTCTGGTGTGGCAAATACCTTACCCTTATCCTTGAACGCCATGTTCAACATATAGGGTAACGAGTCTATCAAAGATAACAACTCGTCAACCTGTTTCTCACCTTGTGCTTGGGCTAATTTCTTACTCTTTGTACCTGGTTCACTAATGTGAATATATGGTTCAGAGAGAGGATCATGTCCATCCCAATACTCGGTGTCTTTCTGTTTACTAAAAAGATACTCCTCTTTATACTCCCTGCCCTTCACTGCACAATGTACTTTAGCAATAAAAGGTAGGATCTTACTCTTTCCTATACCAGGATCACCCCACACCACCACACTGAATGGAGGGATACGGGATTTTCCTTTAACGGAATTTATTAGAGTATTCTTAATTCTCAACAGACGAACAATCCAGACGTCTATCTCATTTCTCTTTGCAGATCCCAGAGGCATCTTCTCAGATACCTGACTAAAGAAATCTAGGTGTTTCGAAATCTCTCTCGAAAATTCAAACCTACACATCCGTCCAGGAACTGGAAGTCCACTGTAGAGGAATTCCTCATAAATAACGAGGCGTTCCACTTCTGCTAGTGCTTTACGCACGGGGTCTCCACCAAAGAGCTCAGTCCAAACTGGGAGTCCCGCGAGATAATTCTCTATAGCTTTCACAATGGTAACAGAGGTCTCCAATAACGTAATAATGAAGTCCCACCAAGTGACGCTTTTAATATGTCCCAACCAATCCTTAAACAAAGATTTATAATCCTTACCAAAGAACCTTAGGGATATCATTGAGACAAAAATTTCTCTCAATTGCTCAAAAATTTTCACTCCTCCTGCACTTTTCAACATGCCGAGGAATGATTCTATCTTCTCAGAAACAGCTTCCGTGCGCAAACCATTCATATAGTTCGCTAACACTTCCACATTTTCTCGAGCAAAACTCATGTTTCGCTTCAGAACCGCCATGGTCCACTGACCAATAGCAGCTCCTACATCTAGAGAAGATCTTGAGCGATACAACTGGTAAAAACAAAGACATGTACTAGCTATCAATGTAACTACTTCATCGTCTTCACTCGTTCCCAGCATACTACTCAAGTGTCTGGTAATATCAACTAACGATCCTACGCTCATTACATTCTGAAATGATTCAGTGCGTAAGATCTCTTCAAGCATTCCCCCAGACAAAGGGGACGCCTTCAACAAATCCTGCTGATCAAGGAATAAGGAGTCATTAACTCCTCCTTCAATCATAGGACTATAGTCCTCATAACGAGAACTAGTTGACTCCACGAGTTTCGCGACAGCATAGATCCTTTCCAAGCCACTTGGCTTGTAAAGGTCTACACAACTGCAAAATTCTTTCAACTGCTTACGCACATATAGTGCGCCGAGGCAGCATAAAGCAACAACAATTGCGAAGTCGTCACGTGGGCCATTCCCACTCGGTGTTCTAGTATTATACGTACACGGTTCAAACACTGAAACCAATGCACTACGAATTTCTGGCAAAATTCGTCCCCAATAACTGTATTCGTCTGCGGGCTTAGGGATCCGCAAATATAGCTCGTATATACTGGCGCTTTCGCTGGCAACCAGACCTCTAGTGTATTCGTAACCGCACGGCCGGGGCAAGGTAAACCCGACTATTTCGCACGGCGGGGCCATCGCAAGTATCCCGTGGACTAGTAGCAGTACAAAGACTACCACTAAACGAGGTGGGGGGACCAACCCAAAGCCGCAGCTCCATCTCTTCCAAACGGACTTGTACAACGGTTGAAACTCAAACTCTTCTTGTTTTACGTTCATTGTTGTTGTTATATTGATGTATATAAAAGGCGACGCTCCTGACTAAGGAGTCTTATACGCATATAAAATTGTCATTGGAACAGTCATCTTCCAATCTGCCTAAAAGACAGTTACAGCCTACCTGGATTTCGGTATTCTGTAAAACGAAAAATTGTCCTCATCCTCTACCAAAGGATGGGTGTGTTCGCACACCAACGAGGAGATATCTCTGCCAGGAGACATCTACGCACAAGTGAGATTTCTCTCAAACTTGCTTCATTTACACGGACTAGTAATAATGAAGACTTGTGGTCTTCACGGAAGCAAAATGCTTCCTAAGAAAGGTTTCCCGTCACAATATGAGTAGTGACCAGAACCCCGGATTTACGGTTAAACCAACCTATTGTTTATGTTCTCACGAACAAGAGTCCTATACTCTTCCACTCCACTAGAGTGGCACGGTAACATATTTCTATGTCCCCGGGATATTAATCCTATTATCGCTAGAATACAATCTAGCAGCTTGATGCTCACCACGAGGGTGAGAAACTAAAGGAGATGTATGAAGGTTCTCCTTCAGTAAAGCATTTGTCATGGAGACGCCCCAGAGGGCGCACAGGATAAATCCTGCCATGTCGAGAAGCTACTGTAAGTCAAATTCGACAAGCAACTACACAAAATCCCTATAAGGGATGTTCTACTCTACTGAAGGGGGGTTATCAAC